ATGGATGATGTCTATAGATATCCAAGAAAGAATCTGAACTACTATAAATAGTTTTGTCATGATTTCCTGGAAATAGATAAAGAGTCAAACCATTTGCGTGAAATAGGTCCAACATCTTATCTAATGTTTGTAAAACTTTTTGTCTTTGAAATGTTCTAGAATCAAACAAGTCACCTGCAAATATTATATTCTTAATGTCATTCTCTACGGCATACTCTACCATATGAATAGTGGACTTGTAAACCTCGTCCTCGTTTCCATTCTTTAAATGGACATCGTTAAATATTATTGATAATACATCTTTCATCTTGTTTGTTTTTTTAAACTAAAAAAAGGGACTCATCTTCTAAATAAGCCCCTCTGTTTAATTGTTTTTAATTATCCTAGCAATGCACCTAACTGGTCATCTAAGTCATCTTCTGACACCTCTGGCATCTCTTCTGCTAAAGTTTCCTCAACCTTTACAGGCTCAACTACTTTTACAGGTTCAACTGCCATTGGAGTTTCTCCATCTGCAAATCGTACATTGATTACTTTAGACGTAACCTCATCCACGAACCATTCCGTTAAATCTTCAAAAAATCTTTTGATTTTCTTAGACTCTGCAGTCTTCCAAAAAGATGCGTCCTTAAATGGTGCGTCATCATTTCTTAGGTTAATCTTCTCTCCATCTTGTTTAAAAGAAATTCCTTGAACTCTTTTGTTCTTCACCTTGTCGATGAAGTCATAAGGATTGATGTAGATAGGCTTGTCAAAGTCCATCTTTAATAATGCTTTAAGCATATCTTGCGAATAACGATTGTTTGTCCCAATAGAGATAATATACTTCTCTCCACCGCTTGAAACAGTTACTAATACTGACTCTCCATACTTGTCATGTGTGTTGAATCTTACTCCAACAACATTACCTGTTAAATTGTCATACCTTGCGCCTTGTCTAACTCCTACCGAGTCATCAATTTTTTTGTACTCTTGAGTGTTAAATTGTGGATGAGTATTATCTTTACTCTTGTCCCAAATGTAACCTCCCGCTACTGCTAAAAATGTTGCGCTTTGTCCTTCATTACTCTTTACTCCTAATCCCATAATATAAAATATTTGTTTGTTAAAGGTCTTTTGTCTGTTTAGCAAATAGATGCCTTGGGTCTATTTACTTTTATCTTTACTTCTTTAATAATATTCCATTAATTTTTCCCTCTATCATTTCTCCAACGAATTCTTGAGGTGTTACTCCACTAACTAATGAGTTTAACTTTCTTGACTTGTCTTGACATGCCCAATATAAACTACTTAATGAATTGAAGTTCTTTTCTGCTTTAATATATTTCTTTCTTAACGCAATCCAACCCTCATCCGTTTCGAATGATGTCTCCAACGCTTTCTCAGTTGCTTTAATCTTAACGTCCTCGTTTCCAATTCTAATAGTATAAAAGCCTGCATTGTTTGCTGCTTGCTTTCTTAACTTAGCCTTGAATGTACCCTCATAGATTTTATAATCTAATCTGGTTTCTGCCATGATTCCCTCAACTTCTGCTTTTATTAGTCCAATCCTATTAACTGCTGCCGATATTGTAACAGCGTCTCCGTAAATGTTTCCTACGTCAATCTTTGTTAAATCGTCAACGTTTATACTTGCATCCATATTGTCATGGACCAAAGTTAATTCCGTTTCTCCTACTCTTATCTTATATTGCATATTCTTTATTGAATTGAATTGTTACTATTATATAATCGCTACTCCTATCATCCTTCTCAAATCGTAAATTGCATGCGCTCTTAGGAATCTCTGATTCTCCAATAAAGAATGATTCATCCGTTGAACTTGTAACTTGACTTAATTTTTTGTAGGTATATAACTCTGAATCAATAAAGTGTTGAACAAATTGCCCTCTCTTTACGTTCTTCAAAAGCCCCTTAGCCTCCAATTTTGTTTGATAATCTTTCATCTTGTTTTTTTTAAAATTTATAATACATGTTTTGTAGTGTGAGATTATTTTCCCACACCACAAAGATATGTAATTTATTTATATCTGACAAGTTTTTTTTAATTTATTTTTAAAAAACTTCTAAAAAAGAGTTTTCTTGAAAAGTAAATTGGTTCCCCTTAGTGTACTTAGCATCGTATTTTAACTCTGCGCTAAATAACATAATCTTCTTTTCG